CACCTGTAGGAGATGTACCACCTGTAGGAGATGTACCACCTGTAGGAGATGTACCACCTGTAGGAGATGTACCACCTGTAGGAGATGTACCACCACCATTCTATGAATCATTGCCTGAAGACTGGCGAGCGCAAATGGTGAACGCTATCGGTGTTGAAGACGATGCTGAAAAAGAAAAGATTGAGAAGATGTTGGGACGAGTGCCTGACTTCAAATCTTTTGCTAAGAACTACGTCGAAGCACAAAATAAAATCAGAACTGGTTTGAGTAAAGAATCAGGTGCTTTACCTGACGATGCAACGGATGAGCAAGTGAAAGAGTGGCGTGAAGCGAATGACGTACCTGAGTCACCTGAGCAGTATAAGCTCAGTCTCGATGAAGGATTGGTACTCGGTGAGAGTGACGAACGAATCATGAGTGAAGTGTTTAAAGATGCTCATGAAATGAACTTACCCACTGGCCAAATGAACCAACTCGTTAATTCAATGATGAAAGCGCGACAGTCAGAAGACCAAGCAATAATGCAACAAGATGGGATGGATACTCAAATAGCTGAACGACAGTTACGTAATGTTTGGGGCCCTGATTACCAGTCTAATGTGAATATGATTCAAGGATTGGCCAATACGTTGCCTGAAGCCGTTCGAGATGAATTTCTCAATGCTCGATTAGGTAATGGGCAACCAATGTTCGCAAACCCTGAAACAACGATGTTCTTTGCTGACATTGCTCGAAAGCTAAACCCAGCGGGTACAGTCGTGCCGAACAGCTCTAATCCATTGCAATCCATAAATGAAGAAATCAAAGCACTGGAAGCTCGTATGGGAGACAATGATTGGTTTAAGGATAAGGAAGCTCAGTCGCGTTACCAACAACTAATTGATGCAAAAAGTAACATTAAAAGGTAGATAATCATGGCAACTAAAGATGAAAAAAAAGCAATCGCTGAACTCATTGAAGAAGTGATGGAACGAGTTGATACACCGTACACTAGCGGTTTAGAGAACGGTTTATTGATTGCTCAAGGTATTATGTTCGGTAAAAATGTCACCATTGAACAACCTGAACAAGTGACCGCAAGCGATGGTTCATCTGGTTGGGCGATGAACGAATTACAAGCAGGTCGCAAGGTTCGTCGAACAGCATGGCGTGATGACAGACATCTGATAATGATTACTGGTCATATATTCAATTTAAGTTCGGTGAGAGGTTTAGAACGCTGTTTAAACATGTCGACGGTTGACCTGCTTGCAAATGATTGGGAGCTGTTGTAAAGTGATGTAGACGAAGGTATAGACCCCTATATTGAAACAATTCGACCCCTTCTAATAAGGCCAACTCGAAACAGTTCTTTAATAGGCTAACTCTGTATGTTTGAACACATATAATTTTAGTTTAATTTTTGAGGATAAGAACATGGCTGGCACAGCATTTCAAACAATGTTCCGTCAAGAATTTGTAGCTGGTTTCGAGAAGCGTCAATCGCTGGTAAGACATACTTGTATTACTGAAACCGAAGTGAAGGGTCAAATAGCGACCTTCCTTGTTGCAGATTCAGGTGGGGCAGAAGCAGTAACACGTGGGGTGAATGGTGACATACCAACTCGTCCTGATAATCTTAGTCAATTTGAGTGCACATTGAAAGAATGGCACGATGTCCCTGAGAGAACCAATTTCAACATCTTTGCATCGCAAGGCGACGGTCGTAAAATAATGCAACAAACATCAATGTCTGTAGTCAATCGTAAGATTGATAAGGATATTCATGATGCGTTATCCAATGCTACCAACACTTGGGGCACCGCGGCTGTTGCAACTTTATTGTTAATTACCAAGGCTAAAACTAAGCTTGGTAATGCGTTCGCAGTAAACGACGCGCCAGTGTTTGCATTAATCACGCCAGCGTTTCATGGGTATCTGATGGGTATCAAAGAATTCGCTTCGAGTGATTACATTGACATGAAACCGTTTGAAGGTGTGGGTAAAGACCGCGCATTCTCATGGTACGGTGTTAACTGGATTGTCGATGGTGACTTAGATGGTGCAGGTACAGCAAGTTCATCTTGCTATATGTACTCGCAAAACGCTATCGGTCATGCGTGCGATATGGAGTCTGTTAAGACTCACGTTGGTTACGACGACAAGAACGACAAGTCGTGGGCGCGTTGCAGTGTCTACATGGGTACTAAACTATTACAGAACTCGGGTGTTGTTAAAATGTCACACGATGATTCTGCATTGTCGTAAGGAGAATATAGCATGGCTTATTCAACAGGCAATCCACCTGCACTAGTGAGTTCTGGTGTAGCTGGTAATTTTCAAGTATGGGGTTATGACTCAACTGATGCGGCAACAGTAGTACGTGTCAATGGGTACATAACAAACGGGAAAGCACTCGGTATGAAGGTTGGTGATGTAGTCGAGCAACGTGATTCCGCTGGTGCCACCGTTGCCCATAATTATGCAGTGAATGCTGTTAATGCTAATGGTAGTGTAGACCTTTCAAATGGTACTGCTACTCCTGTATTAACCGACACTGACTAAAGTTAGACGGGCCACCTTTCGGGGTGGTTTTTACCATTGGGTTGCGGGATGCGACCCTTTTTTGGAGAATTCAAAATGTCTATACAGCCGATAAAAAATAATACATTCAAACTGGCTGAACACTCTTTCCGTCGACATAGTTGTTACGTTGATGAAAAGACAACCAAAGAAGAATTAGAAAATCCATTGTTATGGGTTAACATATCAGCTAAATGTAACGAAGGCGATGAGATTCGTGTTGTTGCAAATGATAATTCATTTGTAGCTACATTATTCGTGCAGTTTGTCCGTGGTCATGATGTGAAAGTAAGGTTATTAAGTTTCACACAATTGTCATACGATGAAGGCGAAACACCATCTAATGATTTGTATGATGTTGTGCTCAAAGGTAGTCGTAAATTTTGCATAGTTGATACACGGAATGGTTCTCATATTAAAGAGAACATAACCACTAAAGCTGAAGCATATCGAGAATTAGAAGATTATGTCAAAGCTTTAAACAGATAAGGGTTTACCATGGCGCTCAATCAACTGAGTTTATATAACGCATCTTTGCAACTACTTGGCGAGCGTCGACTTACTACTTTAACAGAGGGTGTTGAGGTTCGATACGAGCTTGATGCCGTGTGGGATTTAGACCCTTCTTATTATTGTGCTGAGTTAGTACTACCTCGGTTCTCAGTGAAGACTGTTAAACTGTCTTCACCTACCACCAACACCTACCACGACCTCACTCATAATCATGCGTTACCGAGCACGTTCATCGAGATTGTTGGTCTGTATTCTGATGGTGAACTTGACCAAACTATCGAACGATTTATATACGAGGGTAATACGGTATCTTGCGATTTCGATACGGTTTATCTACGATATGTAGATTCTGATTCTGTCGACACTTACACCCTGTGGTCGAATTCGTTCGTTAGGGTAGTGGCCGCCTACATTGCTCAAGAATTGTCTGAGCGAATATTACCCGATAAGCACGAAGCGATGCGAGCAGTGTTCGCTGAACGCGTATCGTTAGCACAAACTATTGATGCAAATAAAGAACCTGCTAATCGGTCTAAAAATTCAGATTCAACACTCACTCAACCATGGTTGAAAATCTATAACGATGCGTTGCTTTTACTCGGGCAAGACCACATCACTACTTTAACAGATGATTCATCACGTAAGACAAAATTAGATGCGGCTATTAATGCTGGACTTGTTGAGACTTTACTTGAAGACATCGGCTGGCATTGGGCTATCAAGACTGAGAAGTTATCATATAACCCATCATTAGAGCCTGAATGGGGATATTCATACGCTTATGACTTACCTGTCGACGTGCATCGTTTCGATGGTATATGGGCCGACGAATACCTCCAATACCCTATTAAATTATACACCCATGAACAAGATGTAATATTCTGTGAATATACTGAAATTTACATTAAGTATGTATCTGCATCATTCGTTAGCACGCCTGATGATTGGCGACCGTCTTTTAGACAATATGTTGCCGCTAAATTAGCGTACAACTTGCTCGGAGTGTTTGACACAGCCGATAAAAATTATGTGATGACGATACACGATAAGCGTAAATCTGAAACACTATCCATTGACGCTCAACAATCTCCTCCGCATTTATTCACTGCTGGTAGTTGGAACCGTGCTCGTTTCGGTGGGACCACTAGACGTAATCGACCATGACTACGGTATATAATAAATTCAATCGCGGTGTTGTAGACGCGACAGCCTTAACGCGTGACGATGTAACACGGATTAAGAATTCTGCTGAAGTGATGAATAATTTCATACCTTCTCGTCTTGGTGCTATGGATTTCAGGCAAGGTATGAAACATGTCGGTTCATTATCTGTTGTCAACTCCCGCTTGGTGTCATTTTATTCAGGATTGACCAACACTGCGATTCTCCAATTCTATAACGAAAGACTTAAAATATTTGACAATGATGAAGTAGTGTCATCAACAGCGGTAACATCAACAATTACAAACGGTGATTTCAGTGCGAACATAACAGGTTGGACTACTGATGACGATGCGGGTTGTGTATCATCGCATGATTTTACATCAAAAGCGTCACTCATCGGTACGACAAGTGGAAGTGCTTCGATATACCAAACAATCACCACTGAAGTCGATGTCGAACACACGTTAAAAGTCACGGTGTCAAGTACGTCGTGTCAAATGTATATAGGAACGTCAGGGGTTAAAAGCGCTGAGATAGTATCAACCACTCTTGAGGTGGGCCAGCATTCGATAGTATTTACCCCTACGAGCGATATTACAATCACATTCGAGAATAATAAACCTTACCCTACACTTGTCGATAACGTGGCGTTTAGCGGGACTGAAGAAACCTATTTCATTACCACAGTATCGTCGAGCGAACTATCATCTTTACGAAGCACTCAGTCTGCTGATGTTATGTTTTTTTCGTATGATAATGGAGCACCTTTCAAGGTGAAACGTCGAGGGGTAAAGTCGTGGTCGTTAGTTGAATATCGCTTATACGACGGCCCTTTCGGATTAATAAATAACAGTAAAGTAACCATAACACCCAGCGCTTTGAGCGGAGTAGCCACGCTTACTGCGAGTAGTGGTTTATTCACTTCAGCATCGGTAGGAGTTTTGTATAAATTATTAAGCGCTGGTCAAACTGTATCAAGCACGTTAACTGCTGAGGATACGGGTACTAATTCAGTAAGAGTGACATCGGTTGAAGCTGACCGCGATTTTTATATAAACATATCGTCGTTAACAGCAACAGGTTCTACTGTCACCCTACAACGAAGCAATGATGACGTCACATGGACAAATGTTGAGAGCTACACCATTAACACTGTAAAGACATACAACGATGCACTGGATAACAGTATTCTATATTATAGATTACATATTCTGATAGGTAATTATTCATCGGGTTCAATCATTTGCTCGCTCTCTTATGATGCGGGTTCGATTGAGGGCGTGTGTCGAATCACGGGGTATGTATCAGCTACATCGGTTATTGCTAATGTTCTTCAAGATTTCGGGGCTACGGATGCTACACGGGACTGGTATGAGACTGAATGGAGTAGTGTATCGGGTTATCCTTCATGTGTTATGTTGCATGAGTCCCGAATCTGGTGGGCGGGTAAGTCCCGAATATGGGCATCCGTAACCGATTCTTTTAATAGTTTCAATGACTCCTTGGAAGGTGCTGATGCGCCTATATCAAGAACGATAGGTTTCGGGGCCGTAGATACTGTGAATTGGTTAGCGGCATCTAGTAGGTTATTAATGGGTATCAGCAGTGACGAAGTTTCTGTCAAGTCGAGTTCGTATGGCGAGGTGATGACAGCACTTAACACACACCTTTCATCAAGCTCAAATCAAGGCACTGCATCAATCGAACCTGTTAAAGTGGATGACGTTATATTATTCGTTCAGCGAGCAGGTAATAAGATTTACAATTTATCATATGATGGGGGTCGAGATGCCCATAAAGCAATTGATTTGAACATGCTGAATCAATCGGTTACCCGAGCAGGTATTACTCGTTTGGCTGTGAGTCGACAACCTGAGACACGTGTTTACGTCGTTCTTGACGATGGTACAGGTGCCATATTCAATTACGACGAAATAGAAGAAATAAAAGCATGGTCGACATTCGATACCGATGGACTGATTAAAGATGTTGCCGTGATACCTTCGCTTGGTGAAGATGTTGTTTATTTCATCGTTGAGAGAGGTGGTGTGGAACGGTTGGAGCGACTGGCTCAGTATACGGATTCTTGTTTATGTCCCATGGATGCCAGTGTGGTGTATGAATCAGCGGGTACTACTCTATCAGGTTTAGACCATTTAGAAGGTTTGGTGGTCAGTGTTTGGGGCGATAATGAATACCGCGGGACATTCACTGTAAGCGGTGGCTCAATAACTGTTGCCGCGAGTTATACCGATGTCGCTGTTGGGTTACCATATACCGCAACATATAAATCAAATAAACTATCATCGTATGTGGATTACTCCGTATTGACCCGTCGCGCACGGGTTGTGTCAGTGGGTATTATTGCTAAAAATATGTATGTGAATGGTCTTAGGATGGGGCCGTCATTGAGTGATTTATCAACCGTCATTATTGATAGTGATAATAGCATCACGCCTGATTATGATGATGTAGATTTCCCGTTTAACGGGTCGTATAAAACAGACAGTAGAGTATGTGTCGAGTGTACTGGCCCTGCGACAATAATGGCATTGGTTTATGAAATCGCTGAAAGCAAGTCGAAAAATCAAAATTAGACCGATGAAGCTGAATGATATAAAATCATTCAACAACAGCGAAAATTATAAGTTTTCATCAAGGGGTATAGCGGTTGAGAAAGATGGTAATATATTAGCAATTGCAGGGGTATTACACACGAGTCCGTTACAGGTGTTCAGTTCCATGACAGATGATATGCGTAAATATCCTATAACCATCATGAAAACAGCGAAGAAGTTGGTGGGAATAATGAATACATACGAGCAAGATTTATATGCCGTAGCAAGTGAAGATGAATCTAATAGCGAGAAGTTTTTAGAACATCTTGGGTTTGATTTTATAGGCGTGAACAATAGCGGGAGATATTACAAATGGGCCAAGTAATAGATACATTTGCTCCGATGATTGAGGGTTTTGGTAAAGACAAAGCCGCTCGATTCGAAGCGAAACAAATGGAACAACAAAGTAAGGCGATAAAAGCGCAAGGTGGTCGTCAGGCTACTTCAGTCCGTCGTCAAACTAAAGGTATCCTTGGTGACATGAAGGCCATGCAAGCTGGTCAAGGTGGTTCGTCGAGTGATACGTCTTCTATTCGTGCATCGGCAAAAATGAAAGACCGAGGTGAGTTTAACGCACTGGCCACTATCTTTGGAGCGAACGAACAAGCGGCTGGTCGAAAAAACCAAGCTAACGCTAAACGGTTTGAAGGCAGAGTGGCGCGTAATTCTGGCATCATGAAATCCGCATCTAACTTTATGGCTGGTGGTAGTTCATCCACGGATAGTGCTAAAAATATGGGTAAATCCTTCACCGCGTTTTTCGGTGGGTAACTAATGCCTACCTTACCTGATGTTAGAGATGTGCAAGAAGTCGACTTCAGCGGAGTTAGACCTGTTGCAAGAATTGATACGAGCAACATTGGTACTGGCGCGAGAATATTTGCTGATGGTTTACGCAAGCAAGCGAATCATCAAGCAAGTGAAGCGCAGATAGACTTCCAAACAGCCTACGTTCATCAGATTAACTCGTTCGATGAGCGCGTTGATTTTGAAAAATTTGACGATGATTTTCTCAAAAACTCAACAGAAGTATTAAGTGTAGCATCAGAGAAAATATCTGACCCACAAGCACGCAAGCAATTCATTGATAGAAACAATTTAAAAATAGCTGAAGGCCAAGAACGCATCCGTGATTTAGCGTTCAGTAAACAAACCGACCACGAGCGGGGAAAGCTGGATGAGACTTTAACAAGTATGGGAGAAGTAGCATACTTGGCTAAGAATGAAGACGTAGCCGATAGTTTGAATGCTGTTAAAAACAGATTAGAAAGTGCTTACGAGTCTGGTTATATATCTCACCAAGAAATGACATCCCAATTAAAGACATGGCAACAGACCGTCGCATCTAATCGAATTGAAGCGTTAGAGCCTGAAGAACGTAAAGAAGCGTTGAAGCAAGGGTGGGCGCAGAATATACCTGTCCATATACGCGATAAAATCTTAAAAGAAAGCGACGATGAGCTAGTTGAAAAACAAGCAATCGATACTGTGGATACTTACATCGACGAAGATTTTGACCAAGCCGATGCTTTATCAGCAGTGCAAAATATCGAGAATGTTGAATTAAGAGAAGCCGTCGAGCGACGGTTTGATTACGTGTATTCAAAAAATCAATATGCGAAAGTTGAAGAAGAAAATAATCTCTATGATGAGTATGCAAAAAGAATGCAAGATTCTGATGAATTCACAATAGACAATATACCCGCTGAAGCATGGGATAATATGCCTTACGAGATTAGAAATAATTTAACGAAGATTGACGCTGAACGATTCAAACCTTTAAAGAACAGCGACCCTGAAGCTTTACTAGATGTGTCAGCAATGGTTAATGTCGCAAATCCTAACTTCATGGCTCTCCATAAATACATGACTGCCAATGCTCATAGGTTTACATCAAAAGACCGCGTTGATATAATGGATGGTATTAATGAGAAACAAATGCCTATCGAGATTGATGACAACCTGACAGATGTTCAATCAATTAACAGTAAGTTGATTGATGCAGGTGTAGGCTCGGATAGTGCTAAATCCGTCATACTTAATAAAGTCGGTGCATGGCGTAGAAACTATATTAAACGTCATAATAAAAATCCTGACGATGAGGAACGTGCTCGGTTTATTGATGGATTATTAATCGAAGTTGTGTATGACAAAGGTTACGTGTGGGATAGTGAAGAACGCCTATATGACATGAATGATGTCAAATGGGAAGGTGCTTTAACTATCATGAGAAACAAGGACAGTGAGTCATTAACTAAAGTGCTCGATTACTTTAAAGAAGCAGGTATCGAACCCACAAGAGCGCAAATTGTCGAAACTTACGATAAATTTAGGAGCATGAGAAATGCCGAAAAGTAATAGAATGAAAATGGTTGATATAGATATTGCCAAAAAAGGGATTACAGAAGCGAACAATGTTGATGACAATTTATCAAAACTTAGAAAATTAATCACTGAACGTGAGAGTTTTTATAATGAGCAACAGCAACAGTTGATTGACACCCTTAAAACATTGGCGTCTAATAACCAAACTCAAGGTAAGAATGGTGCCGATTTGAAACCTGTTATTGCTTTAATTGAGCAACAGCATCGTTCAATGTGTTTAATGATGAAAGAGATGAACACCTCGTCGGTTAACGCTCCGACTGCTTATCGATTTGAAATACAACGAGACAACCGTGGACGTATTAACGACATGACTGCTCACCCTTTACCTAACTAATACAGGAGTAACACAATGGCTATGCAATTTTCTGTTGATGTGCGTAATGCACGACTTGACAGTATTGAAACAACTATAAGCACTTTGCCTATACTGCAACTGAGAACGGGTGCGAAACCAGCAAACTGTGCCGCGGCATCAACGGGCACGTTAATAGCTGAAATGACATTACCTTCCGATTGGATGAGTGGTGCGGCATCAGGTGTTAAAGGTTTGTCAGGCGTGTGGAGTGACCCGTTAGCTAACGCAGGTGGTGTAGTGGCGCATTTTCGAGTACTTGAAAGTACGGGTACTGATTGTAAAATACAAGGTACAGCAGGGGATGTGGGTACTGAAGACTTGGTTTTAACCAATGCTACGGTGGTAATCAGTGAACCTATAAGTGTCACTCAATTTGACATTACTGATGGTAACGCTTAACAACTAACTAAATGGATTACATAAAATGGCACGCGAGCAAGCAATAATCGACAGAGATGAACTATCAATATACGAACAACTAAAAAGAGATGTTGTAAATATAGATTCACAAACACAAGTATGGATGAATACAGCAACAACGCTACATACAGCATCAACAGCCGAAGAAAAAGC